TGTTGAAAAGGGTTAGCTGCCTTTAGTATGTCCGTTAAATTCACGCTATATATTATTTTTACAAAAGTAACAAATTTTTATGCTATACAACCCACCCTCTTTTAGGTTTCGCATATTTTGTGTATATAGCATACCTCATAGAGTCCATTAAGTGATCTCGAAACTTCACAGGTTCATCAAGTGTGTTGCCATCCGCATCGGTCTTCCACTTGTAGTTTTTAATCTCATCAAGCAAATCCAAAGATTCTGATTTGATGTGTAGAGGATATGACTTAACCTTGTTAATTCCTGCATATACATCCTTAATAGCAGACTTCAGGTTAAATCCTGCCTTATTAACCTCCGCAATAGTTTTTGGTTCAGCAGGGTCAGCAAATATCTCCGAGTTCCTATCAAGCCCTAAAGAACGCATCCTGTCGATTAGTAAAGCGGTTGACATTTTAGTATCGTAGATTAATTGGTCTACAAATAACTCGCCATCAAAGTTCTTGACCCTAACAAGGGCTGTTTGGTTGTTAAATCCAAAGTCAAGTCCGTAAAACGTATCTCCGCCATCAGGGAAGTTCCTTCTTCGCTTCCAATGCGTATAAATGGTCGCTTGGGATATTGCTCTTTCCCCTAAACCATAAACACGCCAATATTCATGGTCGGCTGCTTTAAGCCTCTCAATCTCCTCAATGATGCCCTTCTCTAAAAAAGGGTTGTCTAGGTAAGTCGTAATCGTAAAGTCGGCATCTTCTCTCGGAACAACCTTATCGTAAATCCAGGAGTAGTAATCGGAAGGGTTATAGTCAATTACTATCTTTTCGGTTGTACGAAGGGACAACTGCATCCAAGATTCGTAGTTTACCTCATTCGCCTCGTTTATAAACAGATAATTACGCTTTCGACCTCTAATCTTCTGCGGCTGGTCAGTAGAAACAAACTCTACGACATTCCCACCTAAAAAGTAGATGTTTTCGGTCTTGTTGTGCTTTTCCTCGCTATAAAGCCCATACTTAGACAAAATCTCAATAAAGTCACGCATTACCGAACCTTTGATGGATGGTAACGAACTACGACATATTGTCAGCGTCTTTCCTTTCTCTTGAAGCAGTTTAACGATAAACCATGTAAGTACATTGTATGTCTTACCTGATCTCGTTCCTCCTTGCATGATGGAAATTCTCTTAGTAGAGTTTTGCAGTATTTCGAAGACTACGTTTGTGGTGACGTTCATAGGAAAAATTTTAAAAAATAGGATGGAAGTTTACCATTAGAAAACTTTTGGTTTTATAGAAAGGTAGGGGGTCGTACTATTCGTAGTAGTCGTAGTTAGTACGAATGCTACGAGTGCTACGAGGCACTACGAGTCTTAGTTCATCTTTTCACTTTGCTATTTTAAGCCCCATTTAAGCCTTTCAATTCCAAAATGGATACATAGTACTACACATAGGGTTAAAAGCCGTAGAATCGCCTTAAAATGCGAAATAGAGGCATTGTAGCTACTCCTCATACTCACCATCTTCATTAATATCTAATAATTCGCCTTTATCATGGTTATAAAGTGGGATTTCATCACTTTCTCCTGCCTTGTAAGCTGGTACGACCATTCCTGGCTCTGTTTGCGTATCAAAGTTGATTATCTCACCTTCAGGTAACGCTTTGTGCTCATCTCCGTCTATTTGTTTCATAATATCTCCAATTTGGTTCGGTTTTATAACATTGACTGTAATCTGCTTAACCACATCTCCTTCGTGAGCAACCTCAGTCTTCTCGATATATCCTCTTCTCTTGCCTCTAGTCTTCAGTAAGAACATCGTAGCTAAGGTATCACCCCTAGCAATCCTCTCCATTAGCTTTTGTTCGCCAAAGTCAAGCATTATCTCCTCAGGCTCTATTTCAGCCAACCTCTTAGCAAACTCAGGATCATCCTTCAACCAAGTCTTATACTGCGTTCTACCGACTCCAGAAGCCTCACATGATATGGTGATATTGCCAAAGTTCTCCTTGTAGGCTATGATAAAAGCCTCTTTAGCTATTTCTTTGAATTGTGCGTTCATATTATCTATTCTTTGTTGGTGTGCGTATTGATATAATGCTAGTAACCTTCTTCTCTAGGTTATCATAACCTAACCACTTGCCACAGTTAGTGCATTCAAACTGAGTTTCCTTTACTTGACTAAACCACACGTATCCTTCGGTAACTGTACCGCATTTACACGTGTAATCCTTTTTACCATAAGTATCTTTCATCTCAAATGTTTAAAAATGTTAAAATCATTGTTTTATATCAGAATATTGGGGGGCACAAGGGGTAGCCATTTTGGATCACACGAATAAAAGGGGTAGGGGGTCACTACTAGCGTTTAGATACCCCAAAAATCGTTTATCTCATGTTATCCCTAATACTTTGTCGTGTAATTTTTTGAGGGGCTTAAATTGGCTTAAAATGGCGTTTATATTCATTGGTTAATTTTGGTTAGTGTTACCGCTAAGTTAGTACGAATAATTTAATGATTGGATAGTGACTCAAACAGCAAAAGTAAAAAACAGGGATAGTATTCTATTAATATATAACCTACTAATTAAAGTATTAAGTACTTAAGTAGTTAACTACTTACTATATTAATATAGTATATTCTATTCAATATTAAATTAGATATTGAATAATGTATACTAGTATACTATATAATTATATCCTCCTGGTTAACTACCTGGTTAAAATTAATTTATAATTATTTAAACATTTTTACATTTTGTATTGATAAGATCCTTATCTTTAGATCCTAATCAAAACAAAACATATGAAAAATTTAGACAGCTTTATGCAACTTTACACATTGGGTTTAATTACCTTGATATTAGGTAATATAGCTAGATTGGTATCTGATTATCTAATCACTAAAATAAAATAAATATGATAAACTTTATTGATTTAGCGATCTACTTAATCATTGGGACGCTACTAATTACCTTAATCAAAACAATATTTCAAGAACTACAAAACAAATAAACAATGTCAACTACATTACAAAACAAAACAAACGTTAACAGCTATAAAGCTGTTAAGAACTTACTAAGTAAAGGGATCACTAACACAAAGACAGCGAAAAACGATCTTGAGACTTACATACTTTATATGGCTCCCGCAAATCAGGTGACAGGCTTAAATCTTTGTCCTTTCGCGTCTACGGGTTGCAAAGCGTCCTGTCTATATAGTGCGGGACGTGGTAGATTTTCAAACGTTCAAGAGTCTAGAATAAATAAATCTAAGTTTTGGGGATATGATCGCTCAAACTTTTATATTAAATTGGCAAATGAACTTTTGAATATACACGATAAAGCAGTAAAGCAAAATAAACAAATAGCGATCCGCTTAAACGGGACGTCCGATATTGATCATCTTGATTTGTTGCGTAGATATTCGGGTATTGATTTTCTAGAAACCTTTTACGATAATTTACTTTTTTATGACTACACAAAGAATTTTAATCATATTAGAAAATACTTAGGATCAACTTACAAGCTTACTTTTTCACGATCTGAAACAAATGAAAATGACGCCTATCTTACCCTAAAAAATGGCGGGAACGTGGCTGTAGTATTTGCGGATCAATTGCCTGAAACGTGGAACGGGTTCCCTGTTATAAACGGGGACGAAACGGATCTAAGGTATTTCGATCCTGTTAATGTAGTGGTAGGGCTTAAAGCTAAAGGGGACGCTAAAAAGGATCAATCGGGTTTTGTAGTTAGATAGTAGATAAAAAAGGGAACTTTAATAGGTTCCCTTTATCCTTTGCCTAAGTTGGTAGGTTTATAGGTTCAAACCCTACAAAGGAACAAACCAAAACAAACAAAAATGAACATTAGAGATTTAAAGGTGATCATTTTAAAGCTAGAGCAAGAAAATGATCCTAATGACGCAAATCTGTTGCAATTTTACAAAGATCTTTATACTGAAACGCTCGAAAAAATAGCGGATAAAGTAGCAAAGGAACTAGAACTACAAAGTCAAAAAAGTTGGTTTGAACATTTAGCAAGATAAAGCTAATTTAAGCCAAAATAAGACAGTTAAATTTAAATTTAATCATATGATAAGCCAATAAAAAAATATAGCCATTATAAGCCTGGAAACGGGCTTTAAATTGATATTTATATCGGTATTGGTATCGGTATGCAATTTCCAGGACGTTTGCCCTTGCAACTGTTTTGTAGTTGCATATGCCAAAAATCTAGCAAAAAACCCCAAAAAACGTTTGGCAAAAATCTTTGACAAAAACCCTACAAAAACCCTATAAAAATTTGGTGGGACAAAAACTTTTATATATTTTTAAACATTCAAACTAAAACAAAACAATGAAAAAAACCTCAATGACTTGGTCACTAACAAACCAAGCAAAAAACCCCGAAACAAACCAAACCATATACACATATATGGATTCAGTTGGTAGGATCTTTAAAATGGAGTCACATCCCAAAAAACCTTTTACATACTTGACACAAGCTACGGAGTCAGTAACTAAAAAGGAACAAGCAAAAATCTTGGACGGTTACATTCAGAACGGAATCAGACAACACGATTTTGTTGGAGGATTTCAGGAGGCAATATCAAAAATCACAATTTAAAACTACAAATATGTTAAAGCAAATCTATCTAGAACTTATTAGAAGTGGTATTAATCCACTAGGATACGATCAACCCGATTATTTTGACGAGGTTGACGCATCTATCACATTGCCAAAAAATCATCACATTCAAATAGGTGAATCTTATTTGATCTTATGGCAATCAGTAGAAAAAGGTGAAAAAATGATCAAAGAAGTAGAACTTGATCAAATTGACAATAGCAAAGCAGTTGCTAAGTTTATAAACATAGTAAAAACACAACTAAATTAATTTTATGATAAATAAATTTGATGTAATGGCTGAAAAAATAGCCAATGTATACAAAGAACAACAGTTACAAGAGATAACAGACATATCAATTCAAATTTTAGATTTTTTAGTACAAAATGATTTTGTACACGATTGTTTTGATACAGATGATCAAACAGAATTTTTTGTACAAGATAAGATAACTGAAATTCTAACTAAAAATCTTATAAAATAATGGCAAAGATCCTAGTGGCTTGTGAAGAAAGCCAATCAATTACTAAAGAGCTTCGTGATTTAGGTCACGAGGCTTTTTCTTGCGACATTCTACCTTGTAGTGGTGGTCATCCCGAATGGCACATACAGGCGGATGTTTTCACGATTATTAACCAAGGATGGGATCTAATGATCGCACATCCTCCATGTACATATTTATCCGTAAGCGGAGCTAGACATCTTTACAATAAAGATGGATCTAAAAATCTTGAACGATGGGAGAACCAAAAAATCGCCTTAGATTTTGTACAAAAGCTTATGGATTGTCCGATTCCACGAATAGCTATCGAGAACCCTGTATCGGTTATATCAACAAAAATCCGTAAACCCGATCAAATCATTCAGCCATATATGTTTGGTGATGAGGCAACTAAGACAACCTGTTTATGGCTCAAAAACCTTCCAAAGCTTGAACCCACCAAAATGGTTGGTAAAGGAGAAAGAACTGTTTTTAAGAGTGGAAAATCTCATCCTAAATGGTATGCTGATGCTTTAGCCAATGCAAAAACTTCTGCCGAACGTAGAACCCTAAGATCAAAAACCTTCCAGGGCATCGCCAGGGCTATGGCAGATCAATGGACTAAAAATCTTTTATGATTTTCTTAACAAATATTAACAAAAAACTTTCAAATATTTACAAAAACTTCCTAATTTTACATTCTACAACCAAAACAAAAAACCATGCACGAATTAATCACACTCAGTTATCAGATGAAGTGCGGTATTACTGGCACAATCATCGACAAAGGCGAACAAGCCTATTACAACCATCAGACAAAAACCTGTATTCATCCATTGGAATATGAGAAGAATATGAGCCAGGTCAAGATTGGCGATCCAAAAACCTATTTTACTAGACACCAAAAACTTAACAAATAAAACATACAACACATGAAATTCGAATTCGTAGCCGAAACCGACCAATTACTTAACGACACTATCTATTTTACAAAGCAAGATGGTGTATTTATCAGTGGAACGATTAGCACTAAAAAAGAGGTAGCTTATGCCATCTTTGAGAAGCTTAGTCAAGGTCTACCACTCAGAACATCAGAAGTCCTAGAAACAAAAATCTATCCAAAACCCTCAGAAGAGGAATAAAACCAAAACCAATGTTGAAACTAACCCTAGAACAAAAGAAAAAAGGTATCAAAGAAGAGTTTACCTATGTAAACAGTAATGGAAGAATGTCAAAACAATACACCTACAAAGGGATGTATATAACATGGGATAATCAAATCCTACATGGCAAATGGTATTACTGGAGAGCAAGTTATTACGCTTCTTTAGATGCAGCAGTTCAAGGAATAGACAGACATATCAATCACTTTAAAACTAAATAAACAAATGCAAGAAATCACAGACTACAAAAGCCTTTTTAGGTATGGGGACATGAAGAAGATTATGGAGATAACAGGCTATAGTCGTTACGTTATTGAAACAAGGCTTAAGAACCATGATTACGAGATGACCGAGCTAATCAAAACATTCTATTCCAAAAAACTAGAACTACTTAAAAACCAAATAAATGACCACAGCGAAATTTAGAACACCAAGACAAAACTTACTAAAAAAAAAACCTTTGTTTGTAGATCAGGACATCGTAAACAACCTAGTCAATAAAGTAGCTAAAGCTTGTAATATAGATGCTAAGATAATTACTAAGAAAGGTAGATATAGACCTCAGGTATTAGCTCGTAATATGTGCTTTTATATCCTTCATGTACACTACAAGCAAAAAGCCGCACAAATAGCTCCTTATTTTCATAGAGATAGGACTACAGTACTACATGGCATTAACACCTTTGTAAATGACGTAGAAGTTGTGCCATACTATATGGAGCAATACACACAAGTTAGAAGTAAGATTAAAATACCAAAACTATATTCAGAAAACTATTAAACCAAACACTATGTTATCAACATTCGCACACATGAACGAAGTAGACAAAAAAATCTTTGTCGCTAAGATTATCCACAACATGAACTACAGCCAATCAAGTTTTGAAACTATGGAAGCTATAGTTAAAATGTGGGAACAATATCCAATCAAACAAGCAACCTTTTTTACACAATCAAATCAATTAACACATGGAACTGCAAACAACTAACAACCAAATTCAAGCACCTAGTTACCACATGGTAAACAAGGACTCTATGCTTTCTTTATCTAACGAGTTAAAGAGATTCGTTAAAGAAGCACACCTAGTATCTAACATCAAGGGTAAAGACTATTGTAACGTAGAAGCCTGGCAGATGGCTGGAGCTTCATTAGGTTTATTCCCTATCATTACAAGCGTACAAGACTTATCAAGTGAAACAGAGATTAAGTACATGGCTACTTGCGAAGTTAGATCGTACCAAGACAATAAGTTAGTATCAGTAGGCATAGCAATATGCTCTAACAAAGAGGGTAGCAAAAAATTCTTTGATGAGTATGCTATCCTATCTATGGCACAAACAAGAGCTGTAGGTAAAGCATTCCGTAATCAGTTAGCTTGGTTGATGAAAGCTGCTGGATTTGAAGCGACACCTGCTGAGGAGATGGACTTTGTACATGATGAGCCAAAAAAACCCTCTAAGCCAGTACAAGAGGTTGTAGCTGAAATCTTACAAGATGAGCCTACAAGAGAAGAAATCATGATGGAAGTAGCTAAGTGTACTAAGGTTAAGCAATTGACTGATATATACTTTACTTACAAGCAATCATTTGATTCTGATGAAACATTGATGAAGGTATTAAAAATGAAAAAAGAAAACCTAAAATAAAATGAATTTAACATTATTACCCAAAGTAGAACTTGCTTCTATTGAGCCCAACAAATTTGCTATTGAGTTAATCAAGTCGCAGATAGTAGATCACTTTACACAGACTGGTGAATCACCCTTAGAGCTACTTGTTAAGTCTGAGGCTGTTGTACAGCTCTTAGAAGGCATTAGAGCAGATTTAAAAGAGTTAGTACTAGATGAGCTTAGTAAGTATCCTGGAGGCAAGGCTGAGGTCTTAGGAAGCGAAATGGCTAAGTTTGAATCAGGTGTTAAGTATATCTATGACCAAGACTATACTTGGAGCAAGATGAATGACCAATTAGAGTCTATGAAGTTTGCTATCAAAGAAAGGGAAAAGATGCTTAGAACACTACCAACGTCTATGGTTGACCCTGAATCAGGCGAAATGGTACACCCAGCACCTAGAATTAGCACTACAACCTTTAAGATTAACTTAAAGAAATAAAAACTTTGACCACCTCAAGATATTAAATATTTTTAACCAAGATAGTAATTAGGGAACTTGGGGTGGTTATTTTAAACTACAAACATGAAACAAACGATAATATTTTTATACGAGTTAGTAAAGTTTATAGTAATATCAATACCACTAGCAATATTTTTATTTGTAACATTAACCATAATTAGTAAATTCAAGAAGATATGATGGAGATTGCAGGATTAGAGAACTCAGTACCAGTGAGGATGATTTATGTTGACGACAAAAGTGAAGTATTGTTTAAATCTTTAGCTCATGCAGCAAGGAATACAAGGATTACACAAGACGCAATAAAGAAGTCACTTAATCCGTTATTAAAACGTAGATTTAAGCATAATGAAAGAGATGTTATTTTTAGGATAGTTAAGACAAATTAGTATATTTGTCATGAGTATTGCAGACTCATTAAGAACTTATTGCCCTTGATACGAACCCCTATCTGCAATGTAGGGGGAACTTGATAGGGCACTTTTATTTTATGGAAAGAGATTTTAAGGGAGTTTGGATTCCCAAAGAAGTGTGGTTAGATGAAAATTTAACATGGATGGAAAAGCTATTGTTGGTAGAAATAGATAGCTTAGATAAAGAGAAAGGTTGCTTTGCGAGTAACAAGTATTTTGCCGAGTTTTTTCAATTGAGTCCATCAAGGATTAGTGAGTTAGTAAGCCAGTTGGTTAGTAAAGGCTATATAACTACTTTTCTTTTGTATGATGGTAAACAAGTAAAACAAAGGATTTTAACACCAACAGTACCTATTCGGAAAAGAGAACTAGGTATTCGGAATATCGAAGAGGGGTATTCGGAAAAGGCTGAGGATAATAATACAATACTTAATAATACAATTAATAATAAATCTATAAATATATCGTTTGATACATGGTGGGATTTATATGATAAGAAGGTTGGTAGTAAAACTAAACTACAAAATAAGTGGAATAAGCTAACTGACAATCAAAGAACACAAGCTATAAAACATACTAAGGAATATAAGATTGCACAACCTGATAAACAATACCGTAAAAACCCTGATACCTACTTAAATAACGAATCATTCTATGATGAGATAATTAAGCCTAAAGAATTTAATCAAGTACCTACTAACAGAGTAACTACTAAAATAAAACTATAACATGACACCAAAACAAAAAGCAGATAAGTTAGTAAATGAATTTTATCGAATTATTCCTTTAGATAAAATGTCTATTGATTGTAATTTAGCTAAAAAATGTGCTTTAATAGCTGTAGATGAACTATTAGAAGCAACTAAAAGATATGACTATACATTAGGTCCTAATCCTAGCTATAATGATTATTGGTTAAAAGTTAAATACCAAATAGAAAATCTATGATAGCTATAAACCTACCAAAAGCTTTAGATATTGAATCTAACATACTTGGTGCATTGCTTTTAGACAAAAGGACTATCCCATTGGTTATAGGTCACCTAAAAACTGACATATTCTACGATCTAAAGCACCAAAAAATCTTTAACGCTATTAAGGAGATGTATGATAGTAACATATCTATAGACCTTACTACTGTAGCTCAAAAACTTTCCCAAGATAAGGACATACAAGATGTTGGTGGTGCTTTTTACCTATCTAAGTTAACTGATAATGTAATAACAACTGCTCACTTAAATACCCATATTGAGATTGTTATTGAGATGTACAAGAAGCGTGAAGCCTATAAAGTGCTTAGAATAGCTGAAAATAGTTGTTTAGACAACGATAGTGTAGCAATAGATTTACTATCGGACCTTAATAGTCAACTTATAGGTTTACTTGAATATGGTAATTTATATGAAAAAAGCATAACTGACGTGGTTATGGCTATCAACTTTGCTAGGGATTTAGCTAGTAATGGCGAACTTTTAGGATTTAATACAGGATTCCAAGAGCTAAACCAAACCATAGCAGGATGGTGTAAACCTGACCTATGTATTATAGCTGCTAGACCAGGAGCAGGTAAGACAGCAATGATGCTTTCTAGTGTTTACCACTTAGCTATCTTAAATAGCGTTCCTACGGCTATTTTTAGCCTCGAAATGAGCTCCGAACAGCTTGTTGAAAGGTTAGAGTCAATAACGAGTCAAGTGCCTTTAAAACGCCTTAGAACGAATAATTTGAATGACTATGAAAGGAAGCTACTTTTAAAGACAGATGACAAGATAATCACAGCACCCATCTACATAGAGGATACTGGAGGAATCAGTATCTCACAACTCAGAGCTAAGGCTACTATTCTAAAGCAGAAGTATGGTATTAAGGTAATATTCCTAGACTATCTTCAGCTTATGAGTGGACAAGGCAAACAAAACCAAAACCGAGAGCAGGAAGTAAGTTTTATAAGCAGAAGCCTTAAAGCCTTAGCCAAAGAGTTGGAAGTACCAATTATTGCCTTATCACAGCTTAGTCGTAAAGTAGAAGAGAGGGCTG